AAATTTTGCAAAATATATTGACTTTTTTCGCCCCAAGTTGTACAATATAGACACAACAAAGATTGCTTCGGCAGACGGAGTTGAATATTTAGGCACACAGGTGCCGGAAAGTTGGAACAAAAGTGATGAACAGTGTAGACTTTATTGAACAAATCGGAAAACGGGTAAAAACAAAAACAACAATAACAAAACAGATAGGAGAAGAAACGATGACACAGGAAATATATGAATACGAAGAACTAACAATTGACGAAGTTAATGCAATGCATATGAAATGGGTGGAAACATTCAGCCCATGCATTAATCCTTGTCCATACTTGAAACGTGAGTTCGTTTGCACACATTATAACGATGTATGTAAAAAAGCTTATACAGACGAATGTTCGTCGGAATATTAAAGGGTGATAAAAATGAGTGAATTAAAATATCCAGCAGTCGAATACGAAACACATATAGAAACATTAGGATGGGTTACAAAGGTGCGAAACGGTGTGACATCTGGCACTGAACACCTTGCACTTAGATGTGAAGCATTTCGGGCAGTGTTAGAACTTCCCGAAGGTGTTGACTTGCAACTTATGTGCAGAGCACACGTTGAGAATAAAGGTTGGTTAGATCCTGTTTATAATGGAGAAATCTGTGGAACAGTTGGAGAATCTCTTGAAATGCAAGCAGTGCAAATGCAGTTATCTGGTGCAGACGTTGAAAAATGGGAAATCTGGTATCAGGTCCATTGCGAAGGATATGGCTGGATGAACTGGATGTGTGGTGGTGAGTTAGCTGGAACAGTTGGTAAGTCATTACGATTAGAGGGTATTAGAATTATGATTCTGCCTCGTGGGGTTTCACTAAAGACAGACGGTTGCGTCGGATTTGTTGAATACATAGCTCCACCGGCGAAAGATCCTGAATGGAATACCGAAATGGCAAGCCCTCACTTTAGCAAAAAAGAAATTTCTTGTGACTGCACACCATGGAAAGAAAACTTTGGGTGGTGTGACGGATATCCTGAAACTGATTTAATGAACCAAAATCTGCAACAATTACTTGACGTTTTGGAAGCAATTCGCAACTATTTTAATGTTCCGGTGCTGATAACTTCGTTAATCCGTTGCGAAACATGTAATGATTATTGGGGTGGAATTCCAGGAAGCTACCACACTACGTGGCAAGCGGCTGACATTGTTGTCCCAGGTGTGACACCTTATGACGTGGCAGTTGTCGCAAATAATTTGACAGGATGTGGAGCAAGATATTACAAATACAGCGGATTTACACATATCGAGCCAGCTGGGTGTGGAGTATATTCTCAAGAATAATACTTGATTTTTTGCAAAATTAATAGTATACTTATTTTAAGCTTATCTTAATGATAAGCTTAATTTATTTTAGAGAGGTAACAAAAATGAAATTAACCAACAAAACTTACGACGTTTTAGCCTACATCGCGTTAATCGCTTTGCCGGCAGTGGCAACATTGTATTTCGCAATTAGCCAGATTTGGGGATTGCCATATGGTTCAGAAGTAGTAGGAACTATTACAGCAATAGACACTTTCCTGGGAACCCTGCTAAAGATTTCATCATCACAGTACAACAAACAAGAGGAAGGTAAAGAGTGAATATAATTATGGAAATTGCGACAATATTAACCACATCTTTATGTGGCTATATTGTCTGGTACCTTCAGCGTCATCACTGTATCAAGGATGATACCAAACATATAGCCCTTATTTTTCTGAGGGGGCAATTATACGATCGATATGAACGGTTAATGGCCTCCGGAGAAATAGACGCAACGGAATTGAATGAAACCGAAGAAATTTATGAACTTTATCATAAATATGGAGGAAATGGAACAGGGACTAAAATGATCAACGACATACGTGGATTAAAATTAACAACGGAGGATTAAGATATGAATGTATCAAATTATTACCAAGATATCAGCTTTTTACCGACATCGTTGCAAGACAAAGATACAAATGTTGCCAACATCATGACGCGCATGTACGCGCGTCTGTCGGCGTTATTCGAATACAAAGGTCTGCCCGATTCGGTACCTGCTGAAGTTTTAGAACTGTTTTTGCAGCATAATGGCTATACCACATGGGCAAAACATGGCGACGAGTTATTTGTCTATCGCTCCACGTTCGGTGGTGGTAAAACACCCTACAGGGACGCATATTATAGACCTACAACAATGCTTGTTGTTAATCCTTATCAATCACCTAACAGCCGTGAGCTTAAAATTGGTGAGGAATGTGTGCTAATGCGTAATGATGTAATGCTGCAAGGTCTTAGAGATATCTTAAGCAAATTTGCAACATTGATTGCAGAGAATGAGTTGTCTCTTTGGATGGGTATTGTAAGCACAAGAAACATTGCCCTGATGATTGCCAAAGACGGAACACAAAAGAAAGCACTTGATGAATACATTAACAAAATTCAAACCGGTGAAATGAGTGCAGTACTTGATGACAATATCGAATTAGACAGCATCACAGTGCAACCATATGCCAATTCTAGCATGCAGAACAACATAGTACAGATGACAGAAATTGAGCAATATTTGATGGGAACATTATACACTGAACTCGGTCTAAAAGGTCATTACAACACGAAACGCGAGAACATAAGCGAGAGTGAGAGCACCATGGGAGACGACACACTTTTACCATTGATTGATAATATGCTTAAGTGCCGTCGCGAAGATTTGGAAAAGGTTAATGAACTTTTCGGGTTAGATATAACTGTTGAACTAGGCAGCTCCTGGGCCGATATGAGAGACAAAAATAATCTAGCGCTGATTAGCCAAGTTGTTGAAATTTTGCCTGAACCTGAAACAGAACCTGAAACAGAACCTGAAACAGAACCTGAAACAGAACCTGAAACAGAAACTGAAACAGAACCTGAAACAGAACCTGAAACAGAACCTGAAACAGAACCTGAAGCAGAACCTGAAGCAGAACCTGAAGCAGAACCTGAAGCTGAACCTGAAGCTGAAGAGGTAATTGAAGAAATGATAAAAGAAGAAGTGATCGAAATTTTAGAAAATGAATTAGGAGGTGAAGAAAATGAGCAAAACACTGAAGGAAGTTTTTCCGGATTATTACGCAAATGGCGGAATATTCGCTAAAATGGCTACCGAGTATTATGTTCCATATATAACGACACCGTTAGAATGGAATGTGATGTATGTGGGTCAACGATCTGGAAATAAAGTTATATCGCCTTTACTTGAAGATTTCATTGACTCGGATGGTATTTTGACAGATGCCAAACTTGATTCTCTGGCCAGGACGTTCCTTGCCATGTTTGGAAATAACTTATCTGAAATTTGGAATGCTATTAATTTAGACTACAATATATTAGATAATTACAATGCAACAGAAACCGAGACAGTAAGCAGGGTAATTGATAACACAGGAACAACAACAAATGCAAAAGGCACAGCAACAACGGTGAGTAAGAACCTAAGCACAAACGGAAGCGACACAACCGAATACGGTAAAGTTGATACAAACGTTAATTCGATGGTTAAAAACACAACTGTCGCAACTGACGAGACAACTACATACGGGAAAAAGGACAATATTACGGATTCACTTCAACACGGCACAACAGTAGCAACCGATGAATCAACAACTTACGGGAAAAAAGAAACGATTGTCGATGCCAAGACAGACACAAAATCGTTTATGGCTTTTAATACAACCCAATTTTATGATTCTGAAAAAAACACAATAGCTGACAACTTGACGAATACACTAAGCGGAACAGATACAAACAGCCGAGACGAAGTGACAACAGGAACAGACACCCACACAATTGCTGACACTCTAAGCGGTTCCGATACGATTAGTCGCGACGAAGTAACAACCGGAACAGACACCAACACAATCACTGACACACTAAGCGGATCGGATGTGGTTACTAATACACAAACAATCGTTGCAACAGATATCGAAACAAACAGCGGATCTGACGTTGTTACAGATAATACCAAAACAACCGAAACAAATACCAGAAACTGGGAACGTGTTGGTAATATTGGGGTTAACACAAATCAAGACGCAATTATCGAAGAATTACAATTAAGAGCTAATAACTTAATGTGTAACTTTGTGTTTGAAAAAATGGATAGACTTTTAACTTCTCCGATATTTCTATAAATAAAAAAGAAGCTCCAAATTTGGGGCTTCTTTTTTATTTCTAAACAAAAACACCAGAAGCAAGCAACTCAACAATTTCTTCATATTCGCTCTTATACATTGAATCATTAGAAAAAACAGGATTTACAACTTCCAAATATCCGGTGAATGTGTTTATTGGAGCATCTACCCCTAATGAGTAATATTTTTTATTATTAAGAGTTTCAACTTGTGTCATTTGTTCGTACACAATTACAGGGGTTTGAGGTCCCATATAACCAACAGCCGCCGATACACCACCAGAAGATTGGACTGAAGGAGTAGCACCACGCATAACACCAGTAGCAGCTGAAACGACACCAGCGGCAACTGCTCCGGCAGGACCTGCTGCCATAAAACCAGCTGCGGCACTTGCAGCAGCACCTGTAGCACTAGCCGCTACATTTGCAATCTGTGGACCGTAGTCGATTGATGTTAATGGTATTTGGATCGCACAGTTACCTGTGAAAGTTTTTGTTACCATTCCGTCGCAAGTATATTCAACAAATACATCGCCAGTTAAAACGTTTATTGTTCCTGCAATAGAAATTTGGCGATCAACAACATCGTTTGAAGATAGTTCATACCATCCGCAATAGGGGATATAAATAGAATATTTTGCATATGGTTCATAATACATATAATCAGGTAGTCCTGGTAGGATTGGAGTTGTGTGATAATTTTTTGATCCCATTGTTATTGATGTATAAACATCAGTAACAACCCCTGATGATATTGGGGTAGAGATGTTACCTATTTTCAAGTTTTCAGTCGCCCCTACTGTGAAAAAATGAGGGATGTAGTGTAAACCCCTTATATAATCCATTGGATTGTTAAACAACTTCACAAGTGTATTCAAAAAATCAGGCGAAACTAGATAAGACCCTAATTGGTCTAATGCAGCGGTTGTTAAAACTCTTGCAGAATAAAGACCGTCAAGCGGTGTTAAAGTAGCCATTTTTATCCTCCTATCCTAATACGGTCAGAACATATCGCCCTGTTCCGTCATTTTTAAAACCAGTATAATCGGTAAATGAATCTGTATAAACTTGTGATTTATTAGATACAGTTATACCCGGATTTGGAACACCTGCTTGATAATTTTCTGTCTTGTTTATGATGCCGTGTCCTGCAAGTATTTTATCTTTGAATGACATAAGAACGTCTAACCTTAGAGTTGCTGTTACAAATCTATATCCGCCTTTAAACTCTATATCATCTATAAAATAATAACGTTTAAACGCATCTATGTACGCATAATTAGGTTTACTACCTGTGCCAATTATAAAAGATAGTGTTATTACGGGATTGTGTAATGTGCAACCTTCTTTTAATTCTCCTGGAACTGTGTTGACAGTTCCTAAAGTCTTGTTAATTTTTCTAGGGTCGTCACTAACTTTGTAAGTGTTTATAACCATTGTTGCCATATCTTTAACTCCTTTCTAAAATAAAAACCCGCCCATCAGGGCGGGCCTTTGAATCAATTAAGCAACAGGATCAGCGACATAGAAAACGATGAAGTTTTCGTTCTGATCATTGAAATAACCAGCTTCAAATTTGTAGAAGTTTTGAACAAATTCACCTTTGGCATTGTAGTCACTTGTTACTCGTCTGTCAAGGTGGGTAACACCTAACGCATTACGGTCAAACATTACGGCCAAAATACCATCAACGACTGTTTCAGGTGGGCTGAACCCAGCACGAGCAACGTGAATTTTTGAAACAGAATCAAACGCGAAATCTGTACCAGTTCCCTGCCATTTCTGAACTGTCTCGTATCCATTTGGCAACTTGATAAGTTCATTATGGAAAACATCCGACTGTAAAAATACTTCTGAAGCTCTTGCAAACGGTGATAACATAATAATGTGTAAATCTTCAAGCGGCGTGAACTTGTCAGTATGACCCATATTAAAAAGTTTGGAATAAGTTTTTACATGATCCACATACAGAGACATGGTATAGCTTGCAAACCGTAAGAAATCGGCATCGTAGATTGCCTTATCTTTTGTCAGAGTTTTTGTATAAGTGTCGTTATACAATTTTAACAGGTTAACCGCACGGTTCGTTGAAATGTTACCTAATTTAGTTGTAGGAAGTCCGGCAGTGTTAGCAGCTTCTTCCAGGGTGTCAGCAATGAAGTTGGTAATAGTTCTTAAAATCAGTTCATTGATACGAAGATTCATAGCATTAGAAATGCTAGTTTCAATCATATTAAAGAACGCATTTAACTCTGTTACCGAATTAAAAGCTGATTTAACTTGCTTCTCTGCAAAAGACATTTCCATATCAAAAGTGATTCGTTTGCTGAAAAATTTGCTTGCTACCTGTGGAGCATGATATACGTTAGGATCATAGGTCTGACCGTCTACAAGTTGCCACGTTTCATTGTCTCCAGCTACTGGAAGAGCTGAAACATAGATTTTTTGAACGATAGCTCCATATTCCTGTGAGTCCATCATGATGGAAGTTAATTCAGCGTTGTAGCCACGGTCAACAAAAACAACTTTACTGATTTTATCAACCAAAGATTTGACATAGTTGTCTACGCTGTATGCGTCCATAAATGCGACGCCGACATCTACAATATTGCTTAAATCCTCCAAAACTAAATCTGTAGCCCCGAGAGCTTCATTTGCCATAGCATTAACGATTGTTTTTACTTGTGTTACTTGCATGTTAATAATTCCTTTCTCATATCGATTTAACACTTTACAGTGTTTAAGTATATTATTAATATAACACAATAAAAAAATAATTGCAACAAATTTTGTTGCAATTATTTTATTAACACCAATTTAAATAATTTTGGACTATTGATCCGACTTCATTATCTTCATAAAACACTTTTTCATCGATAAAAAATTTTGCGATATACGCCCCTATTTTGTCTCGTGTTTTTGGTAGTCTTGTGTACCAGTGTGGCAACTCTGTTACGTTTTTGCAATAAACTCGATGTTTAGTACCGCCCGGGGATATTATTTTCATTTGTGCTGTTTCTTCATTTACTGTAAATATATCCTCATATTGTGTATTTGATCTTATTATATGTGTAAATAAACATCCGTCACGCTTTACAATGTTACATTGTAAAACGTCATAATCCCATATAATAAAATAATAATAACGAACATCTGATGGACTGTAGCGAATTGTGCAATGTGGATATGTTCCAATTTCCCAAACCCCTTCTGTTATCATTTTTAAATTGGGATTATCAAAGCCAAAGTACACGTCTGATGGAGTTTTTACCTTGCTTACTGTGTTACCATCTGCACAATATTCTATTGCTAGAGTGGTACCTCGTTGTGTTTTAAGTTGCTCTATGGTTCCTTGTTCCATTTTGTCAATAATTTTTTTTATGTTCATTTCTGTAAAATATATCGATGATTTGTTTATTGTGTTGGCAATCATAAAAATCTTAACCTTGGCATCTTTTCGTACTATTGTAGAAATTAGATTCATAAATAGAACATATTCATCAACCAAATAAGCACCGTTTGTCAAGAACTCGTCGAATATGATGCTGGTTACGTTTGGGTATGAACTAGATTTATAATGAACACCACGCGATAGAGAAAATGCGTGGGCGAAAGGATAAGACATCGGAACAACTTTGTCCAATTCCTCGTCATATCTTGCAAGATAATAAGACCTTTGTCGATATAAAACAGTTGTATATTCTCCGTTTGTTAACTCGCTTATGCGGTTACGATCAATTAGAGCGTCGAAGATGGTCCCACCAGACTTCCCTTTGATATCCTCGTCCCAACGTCTAAGGTAGACGAATTGATCTTTGTATCCAGATTTAACGAACTGTGTTATGCCATACTCCAGAGACTCGCACGTCTTACCACCGGATCGTCCTCCGAATATTATGTTATAATATGCATCACATTTTAGCAATCGTGTCATGTCATAAAATGCTAACCCACTAACTGGGTCAATTTGCAGTTTTGATTTAATTGGTTTTTTGTTAGCCATGTATGCTCCCGTCCTTTCTAAATAGTTCTGTTAACAGTGTAACATATTCGTCACTTATCGTCAATTCATAGCCCACTGGCTCCATGTGCACACAACTTTCTTCGCTGTATGTTGTAACATGTCCCTGATAATCTTCTATAACTCCTTCGATTGGTTCGTCAATGTATGTATGTGTGTTCTTTCCGGCGCTTCCTCTCGGAAATATTAAATTATCAGTAAATGCATCAAACACTGCTTCAACATTTGTTGCAAAGTAGTTGCTTTTTTCTTCGTATCCTTCCCCAAATTCTGTGCATAAATACCCCATTCCAGACTTTGCTACACCAGCTATCGTCAAGTGCATCGAATTGTCCCATTTGTCGCAATACATATAACGTTTTGCACCCAATGCTTTAAAATAAGAATAATCACCATCATCATCCCAAATCCCGATCCAACGCTCTTCACCTTTTATGTTTTTTGGGTGTAATTTTTTCTCGTCAATTTTTCTATAGTCACACATTGATCGCAAACGATATTTTAAATCGTCGTTGTACTTATTAATATAATCCATATGTTTGTCAATGTTAGTTACTTTTAAACTGTCTGTGTCACTGTAGTGGTAATCACTTCCGAACTCTAATATTCCAGTCCATAAGTTACGTCTCGCGTATGCTGTTACATACACCCCCCAAGGGTAAAACAAAAATCGTCCGGAACTGTTGTTGTACATATCTATTTTTTTATATAAATCAGGAGTTTCAGAGCTCCACGTGTCATATGCAAATGTTATATCATCCCTTACAATGTCGGTAACCATCATGCCATAACAAGAATTAAGCATGCCTTTAAGCATATTATAAAGAACTGCTTGATCTTCTATTCCTTTAAGTGTTGTTTTACCTTCGTAAAAATAGAGAACCGCTTCAAGAAAATCTTTTGGCAAATAGTCTTTAAAATACCGGTAACATGTTCCAAAACGCACTTCGCTCCATGTGTAACATTTTGCCATAATTTCAAAATCTATTTCTGTCATAGTTGTTGTTATAGCGTCAGCAGATACGATTCTACCATTGTCAACTCGTGTTTTAAAACTTTCATAGCATTTAGATTCAGACCAATAGCAGTCAAAAACATCGTCACGAACCTCAATGTTTTTAAACTCAACATCAAAAACCAAACCAAAGTTTTTTGACAATTTTCGCATATATTCGATTGATGTCAATTCTGTCAATTCACCACGCCCCATTGGGAACTTCTCGGACAAAATAACCGCTGGATAACTTGATGCAAAATCCAATGATTTTAAATCTTTTAACATTTTTCCACTTGTGTGTGCACTGGTGTGTGTAAAACCACCAGCAAAACTTCTTTTAAGCAATTTATATTCGTCTGGTGTTAAAATTAGTAACTGCATCAGTTCAGTGTATTTTTTACGTTTCTTTTTGCTTTCAGCATCTTTACCATCTGGCAAACATTTAGATCTCACATAGTCCCTAACGTGGCTTGTATTTGTTAGCTTCATGTGTGCCATTCCACCTGATTCTTCCATTTTCTCTTGTATATAATAAGTAGGAACTAGAACGTCATTTGTGCAGTATCCAATTTCTTTCTCTGTCAATTCTGTGTCGGATGTTCGGATTAGATTATAATCTAAATCGCCATCCATCTTTTTTATTTTGTGCTTGGTTATTTGGGTGTGTAAATTTCTCAATGCACTAGAAGACGCAATATAAGAACATTTAAGTTCTATTCCATTAGTCATTAGTGCTTTAACAGGTTTACGTTCATCAAGTGCGAAAACTGTTTCCCAATCAAATAATCTATTTATGAACTGGAACTCATATGCAAGATTGTGAACATATATAGCAAACCGGTTGAAAAAATCTGTCTGCATTTCTTCTGCTATAGTATAAATAACTGCTTTAAATTGGTCCCAGGTTCTACCGAAAATGACATCTCCATTTACGGACATCATCCAGATATACATTATTGCCTGTTTTTTTTCATTCATGTAGAAGCTAGATGTTTCAATGTCAAACGTGCAGACGATATCGTGATACCATATTTTTGGATATTTACCGTCTACACGTTCTTTTTTTGTATATGACTTAGTTTCATTTTTGTACTTAGATAAAATTGTCTGAATCTCCAAGACTTTGGCTTGTACTGATTTTGTTTTGTATTTTGTTTCTGTCATTGTCGTCTACTCCTAAATTTTCGTACTCACGTTCTAAATGCTTTATAGCATCTTGTAACGACATATTACCACCAACAATCAAATCATTAACTTCAGCCAAAACCTCGTCTGAATTGCTCGCCCATTTTGATGCAAATACTCCTTTCTTTGCTTTTACTTCGTTCAACAAATACCAGAAATTTCTTTTGTCTTCCCTGCTTTCTCCTTCCAATTTTAATCCTGTATTTTCAAATAAAGATTGTTCAATCTTCTTTTCCCATCGTTCAGCTCCTGCTTTTGTTCTTGTCTGGGCTTCATTAAACCGCATAGCCGTGTCTATTCTGTCCTTCAATTCTTCGTCTGTCATGTTTTTAGACACTTTTATACTTCCTTGCTTATATAAGTCATTTGGATCTGTAGTGCTGGCTAAATCAGCTCCATTTTGAGCCAAGTACTGGTTAACGGCAGGGCTTTGGATGTCATACTTTAACAACATGTTTTTAACTTGTCTGTTTGTTTGTTTTGCAGTCAATTGTGCTGCCTCAACCAATTCGTCATGTGTTAAATTATTCAACGACCCTCGCCCTTTTTTATATCCGTTAACTTTTAAAGCATTGTAGTTTGCTTTTATATCATTAATTAACATTTAATCACCTCAATCAATAAATTGCTTAATCGCTGTATAAACCATATAACCAACAACAAACAACAAAGAACCAATTGCCAAATCTATTGCAGCCATTTGGTAGCCTCCTTTAATTCTTTCACAACCATATCAACCCATTTCGTTGCAAATTGCAGCATAAGTTTTTTTTCTGTTGTATTCATGTCAAAACTCATACCTCTCTCAAAACTTCGCAACATCATTAATGTGTAAGCGTCGTTATGTGTTGCTTCAACAACTTTTATTAGGTGCTTCATATTCTCTTTATACTCACGTATCAAATTCGTGTTTGCCTGCATAAAAGAACCTTCATAGTTCCTTGTCATTTCTATTTTGTTCTTCATTGTTGTCTCAAATGTGTATAATTCTTTATTCATCTTTTATAACCTTCCTTTTTTAAATACTCTTCAATAGTGTCAATTTTTTGGCTTCTCATGTCATACTTGACAATGTCTTCATATTGTTTTAATATTTCGTTTTCTTCTTCTAGATATTCTGCATGTTCTTGTAAATACCTTACTGTTACCAGTAATGAATTATTTAATTCTT